TTAGATTCAAATGTAAAAATAGAAGGTAGTTTTACAATATTCTTAACTTGTTTTGGTAAATAGGAGGTGATTTTATGTATGGTAAATTTAATATAAAAATAAAAAGTGGTAAAGCGATATTAGATAGAGATATATTCCTAAGTAAAAAAGATAAAGATATAGTACTTTATTTTACCGTTGAAGGTTTTCCTTATAAATTTTCTAATGGTGAAGGGATAGAGGGTGCTAGTTATTCTCAAATAACATTAGAAAAACCAGATAGAACTAAAGTAGTTCTTCCTAAAACAGCAGTTGACATTGACGAAATAATTTTGAAAGTTACAGAAAATATTATTGATGAGGTTGTAGAAATAGGAGATTATAACTTCCAAATAAAATTATTTGGAGAAGATGGTAGCGAAATTCATTTACCTATAATTTATAATCAATTTCATGTAAACTCTATAATAGATTATTCAGAAGATGCTTCAAGTGAAATAAATCAAGGTGGAATAGGAAGTTCTCATATAACTATAGGTGATTCCATAGATGTATTTGACGCAAGTAAGAGATATAATAAAACTGTATGGAAAGATAAAGAAACTATAACTGCGCAAAAAATGAATAAAATAGAAGATGCTTTATATTATTCATTAGATAATTTAGTCGTGAATAAGCTTCCTGTAAATGGAGAAATAAACTTATCTTTAGATAAGTATCAAAGTGTATCTACAGATAATGACTTGGTTATAAAACTTCCTAGTATAGACTTTCATAATGAATTTATACTATACATTAATACATCGGAAGTGATTTATGTAACATTTAGAAGTATAGAAAAAGATTATGTTTATAGACTTCCAAAAGGTTATTATAAGTGTAGATTAAGTTATATAGGTACATGGTTAGTTGAAATAATCATGGATAATAACAATATCGATTTCGATGGATTCGCTAGTGAAAAAGATATAAAAGATATACAAGATAGTGTAAAAACTACTTTAACAGATTTTAAAAATAATTGTGATAAAAAATACGCTGATATAAATCATAAGCATAATAATTACATTGAAAAAACAAATGACACTAAAGGTTTATTAGTTAAAGAATTAGAAGGGTACAAAGGTATGATTACCGAAGATGGTAATGAAACTAGAGCTATTCGTACTACTAAGGAAGGCTTAATTCCTTATCAACAAGGTGTAAATTCTTCTTTGGGAACTCAAGATTATAGATTTGATAAAGCATATGTAAATAAAATAGATTCAAATGAAGTTGATTCAGTAAAAAGTGTAACAGATAGATTAGATGTTAATAATGAAATAAATATATCATCTGAAGGAAAAGTAAATTATAATGTCACCAAATCACAATTTGAAATGAAAAAAAATGGTGAGATTAATAATAGTAGATTAGCATTAGGAAACATTGAAATAAATGGAGTAAGAATATATGTAGGTTCAGAATTTCCTTCAGATGCAAGAGTAAATGATATATTAATTAAAATAGATGGTTCTTCTACTGGAGGAGGAAGTGGTACTGGTGGAGGAACTACACCTACAGTTACTAAATACTCTGTAACCACTAATCTAACAAATGTAAATATAAACAGTAGTGTTACAAGTATAGAAGAAAACAGTTATTATTCAGTTACTCTAACTCCTTATAATGGATATGAAATAAATACTATAACCGTCACTATGGGTGGTGTTAATATTACTTCTACTGTATTAATTAACAACAAGATAACAATCAATAAAGTTACAGGCAACGTAGTGATAACAGCAAGTGCAAGTGCTACAACTGTAGACACTACACCAAGCCCCGTATTTGAATTAAATGCTTCTAACTTTACAAGTGGTTCATCTAAATGGATGGATTTAATAGGAGATAAATCAACAACAATCAACGGTACTGTTAATAAAGTGAATGGTAGAGTTAGATTTGATGGTAATAAATTCTTCCTATGTAATGTGAGCACTTTAAACTTAGATAGTTATACATTAGTAGCCAAAATATTAGTTAATCCTACTGGGGCAACAGTTCCATCTTCTGGTAACACAGTTATGACTTTAGGAGCAGGTACTGGTAATTGGCAAGACAACATGGCTTGTAATATATTATCATCTGGCACAGTATACTATTCATTAGTTAATGGAGAAAATGTAACAGGTAAAACTGCTACAGGTGAAATAACATTAGTTATGAGATGTGACTCTACTAAGAAGAAATTAACATTGAATGTTGGTGGTACTAAATACGAAGGAAATTATACAAATAGAGCTTCTACATTAAAATATTTATATAATCAAACTAATACTTATATAGATTATGAATATATCAAAGTATATGACTCTGTATTAACAGATTCACAAGTGGCTAATATCAATTAGGAGGAATTTTTTATGAGTGGATTATATATAAAAAAAGATAATTCTAAAAGTAATATACTATTTTATAAGAAAACTTCTAATGGTATGGAAATATGTCCTGTTTATATAAAAACTTCTAATGGTATGGAAAGAATAGACCTAGGTAATAGTTCTTCTGGAGGTGGGGGCTCATCTCCATCTTCACCATATATTGTAAAAGGTTATGCTGATTGGAGTGGAAGTTATCGTAGTTCTAGCACCACAGGAACATTTTCAGATAATTTCAATGATGACAGAAGAGATAGAATATATCAAGGATATTATCCTAATTACAACTATTTAGGAGTAATATGCTTTAAAAGTTTGTTTGAACAAGCTAGACAACTAGGAAATATAACGAATGTAAATTTAAAATTAACTAATTTACATTCATATTATTATGCTGGGTTGAACACAATTATTAGTGGAGCAAGTAATATGAATAATTATAGACCTACAAGTTTTTCAATAAATAATGTTAATTCTACTCAATATTGTAGTAGTACTCATTTTGATAAAGGTGGAACATTAACATTAACATTAAATAACACAGCAATACAATCCATCCAAAATGGTACTATTGATGGTTTTAGATTATTAGCACCAACTGGATTTGTTGTTACAGATTATGGATATTTTAGTGGTACAGGTAGCACTCGACCATATATTGAAATAACTGTAACTTTATAATAAACAATTAATAAAGAGAGGTGGTGTTAATAATGGATTTATTGGAGGTGTTGAGTAACTATGGTGCAATGGGAGTTTTTGTGATATTAGTATGGATTTTAATACAACAAGTTTTAAATGAAGCGAATCAAAATAGAGATTTGTATAAAACCTCTGTAGAAGAGTTTCATAAAACCGTAAACGAATTTTCATTGACAATAAAAGAAATAAGTAATGAAGTAAGAGATACAAATGTCAAAATTGACGATTTAAAACATGATATGAATGATTTAAAGATGGATATAAGAGATATAAAACAACATGAAAAAGGAGAAGATAAATGATGATTGATTTAGATTTATATATGGGTTTAATAAATGGTGGAGTAATGTTATTTTGTTTAGCAATAGGATATATAATTAAAACTTCAATACCTAAAATACCAAATAGATATATACCATTAATTATGGGGATTGTAGGTATTATTGTTGCAATAGTTAATGGTCAAAGTTATGATTTTAATATAATTTTAAGTGGTTTAATTACAGGATTAGCAAGTACTGGTTTATACGAAGCTTATAGAAATTTAATTAACAAAAAATAAATAATAGTTGTTTATAATACAATCATGTGATACAATTATAAGTGCATATAAGTATTGTTTATTTTAATATAATAACCACCGAAGAGTAGATGTTAATTCATCTACTCTTTTTTATTTTATAAAGGAGTTGATTAATAATGAAAACACAAAACGGATTCACATTATTAGAAACAGAAAAAGAATTTAAAGAATGGCTAGATAAACAAAATCCTACTAGAAAAATAACTAAATTACAAGTACATCATATGGGATTACCCGATTATTCAACTTGGAATAATACGGATAAAAGAGTATATGGTGATAATAGAGAATTAGGAAGAACTAGAGCATTGGATTCTTATGGTAAAACTACATGGGGAAGTAGTGATGGGTGTGGACATTATATAGCACAACATTTTAATATATTTCCAAATGGTAAAATAACAACAGGTAGAAATTTAAATAGTACACCCATAGGAATTGCAGGGTGGAATACAAATGCAATATGTATAGAAATATATGGAAACTTTGATAAAGGTCAAGATATAATGACTGAAGAACAAAGAAAAGCTGTTATATTTGTATATGCATTATTAGCTAAAAAATTTAATATACCTATAACTTCAGATTATATAAGACCACATGCATGGTTTACAAGTGGGGGTACTTGCTTATGGGATTATTATCCTGCTAGAAGTCGTAAGACTTGTCCAGGTACAAATTTTATGGGGTTTGGAAATAGTAAAAAAGCATTTGAAAATAATTTCTATCCACTTTTAAAAGCATATAAGTATGGAGAAGAAGTAAAAACCTCAAATGAAACTACAGTTATAAATAAGACAATAGAAGATAAGAAGGTATTAAATGTTCAAGCGAAAGTAATTAATTGCACTACTTTAAATGTCAGAGCTACTAGACCAGATTCAAATGGCAATCTAGGTAAAGTTAAATTCACATTGAAGAAAGACGATATTGTAACTATAGGTTACTCATTGGATGGATGGGTAAGCGTATATACGGATGCAAATTATGGATTCGTCAATAAAAAGTATTTAGAAATTATATAAAATTTCCTAGTATTACAGAAATAATGACGCTGTAAAATCGATTCTAAGGCGTTTGAAATTCTTTATTGATAGTTTACACCTACAAAATAAAAGGAGTAGATTAATTTCTACTCCTAACTTTTTCTATTTTTTTGGACTAATCATCTATTTTTACTTCATAATTATATAATACTTGATATAATTCGCTCGGTATTTTATCTTTATAGTAATCTGCTACTTCTTTAATGTTACGTTCTTTATAATATTTGTATATTTCAAATCCTTCTTCTTGTGTATCGTACCTACCTAAATATTTACCTTTTGATTTTCCAGTTTCTGGATTAATTAAATGACATTGTGCTATATATTTACCTTTATAAAGACTTGTACCAATAGCTGATTCCCCTCTTGATTTATTACATTTAGTAAATAACAAATTAATAGTCTGTGGAACATAAATACAAGTATCTGGTGAGTATATTTTATTACTTTTTACTAAAATATCTTTATCTAAACACATAGTTTCATTCCCGACTTTATAATAATTATTCTCATCCCACTCTCCGAAATTTTGAAAATTATGCCATTCTTCATTAGCTTGACAACCAATATATGTAGGATTTTTCTCTTGAAATTTTTTATCATAACATCTCCTTAACATACCGTTCCATGTGTTATATAGTCTAGTATTTTTACCATTTTCCCATACTTTATATTTCCCTTCTCCTAAATATCCCACTCCAAATACACTTCTCTCATATGAACAACTAATTTTACCATTTTTAAAATGGTCATACCTTGCATTTTTAAAAGTCCAATTATATTCTGGGAAATAAATATCTATATCCTTATTTGTTCTATACCCAGTAATAACCATCTCACTTCCAAAATTATTAGTTCCTTTTTCACCTGTTCTATCTATCTTACTCCCCATAGTGTTTACCCCTTATTAATTATTTTTTTCTTTTATGTTCCTTCTTCATTTCTTTTTCTTTAGCTTCATCTCTTGCCTTCTTAACCCTTTCTTCGTGTTCAACAATTAATTCTTCTCTCATATCTTTTAACACTGGAAATAAAATCTTATCGAATCTTAATTTTAATCTCATATCATCTTTAATTAAATCATATTCTATATTCATATATCTTTCAATATAATTAACCAAAAACGAATCATATTTAAATTCACATTGTTCTCTTAGATATTTATCTGTGGATTCCCATAGAATTGTATGTTTAAGTTCTCGACCTAGTTCCTCTACATAAGTATCAAACTGTTGTAACTTTTCTTTGTTCATTTTCATAATATATATTCTCCTCCTAAAATAATAAATCAAAAGTATTAAAAAATATTAATATAGCAAAGAAAATAATGGTTGCAATCATTATATTCTTATAAGGTTTTATTAATTGAAAAGATTTTTCTAAAACACAACTAAGTATGATTAATAATATAAAATTAATTAAAAGTTTCATCTCTTATCCCACCATTCAATTATAGAAAATCCTAAAATCAAACCTATACAAGCAAAAATATATGTTGGTAAATCCACAGTGTATCCTAAACAGTTAAATGTTATTCCAAGTAATAATCCAGTTAAAACTAAGATTAATATAAGCATAGTATCACTCCCAATCAATTGATTTTAACTCACTTTCTTTCCAAGCAATATTATCGTCTATATCCAAACAATAATACATTTCTTCAAATAAACTTCCTGGTAAGAATTTATCTACTATTGTTCCAACTTGCTTATTATAGCATTCTAAAATTTCTTCTTCTAAATCTTTATTCTCTTTTAATATTTCATTTAATTCTTTTTCAGTTATTGTTATTTTTACTTTATCTCCTATATTCATGTTTACAACTCCTTTCTTAACCATTCTACTATTCCTTTAGCACAACTCTCTGTTTCATGTGTGATTGATTCACATTTATCAGTTCCAGAAAATTCACATATATTACATGGTTTATACAAAGCTAAACAATTACTTAGCTGTTCCAATGATAATTCATGT